CTCAGCGCGTGCGTGAAAAAATGGTCGCCCGGCTGGCCGAGACCTTTACCCGGCTGGCGACCAGGATCGCGCCCAAGCCGCCGACCCCGCCGGAATATCGCTGGAAAGTCACCCTTGACGGGTCGGCCCCGTCGATTTTCTACGTGATGTTCCTGGACGGCTCGCTGCGCGGCGGCGAGTGGCACGTCGCGGTACTGTGCGAATATACAGACCACGAGCCGGTACTGGTGGACGCCGGGATCGGCCGAAGCTGGATCACGCCATTGAAGCCGCGGCAGGTGGACCGAGTGCTGCGGGCGCTGCGCCCGGAGTACCTCGTGACCGTCCAGACCGACCACGAAGGCTGGATGCCCCACCTTTCGATTGGCCCGGTGACCTGTGTTACGCTTGCCAAACGGCTACTCGGTGTGCATAATCCCGGAGTAGTAACATCCAGACAACTGCTTGACGTGCTGTGGAGGTACCGCGATGGGCGCAGTTAAATCAATTGCACGGGGCATTGGCGACGTGCTCACCGGGGGCGCTTTCACGGCGCGCAAAGAGGGCAAGAAAGCCAAAAAGCGCGCTCGCCAGGCCGAAGAAGAGCTTGAGCAGGAGCGCGAGGCCGAGACCACCCGCCGGCGCAACTTTCAGCGTGCGGCCCTCCAGCAGCAACCCAGTCTGTTTGATTTGCTCGGCGGGCCCGACACGTGACCTTTTTTGGGCTCGTCATGCTGACCCTGGGCACCGTGGTGTTGATCGCCGTGGCCGGGATCGCCCTCGCTGATTTATTGATACAGATCAAATTTTGGAAAAGCCGATGAGCGTCAGCCAGACCGTCGAGAAGCTATTCACCGACAGGCGCTCGTGGGAGTCCCTGTGGGACACCACTTACCGCTACGTCGCACCCGAGCGCGCGGCGATTTTTGCGACCAGCTCCAAGGAGGACGCATCCTCCATCCAGGAGGAGGTGTTCGACTCCACGGCCATTGAGGCTGCCGAGAAGTTGGTCAACTTGCTCATTAGTGGCATGATCCCGCCGTGGTCCAAGTGGTTCCGGCTGGTGCCCAACGAGGTCCTCGACGAGCAGGCGCGCGAGCAGATGCGCGAGCCGCTGCAGGACGTGGCCGCGCTGGTGCTGCAAACGCTGTCGGCATCGAACTTCTACCAGGAGGCCCAGCCCATGTTGCTGGACCGCGTGGTTGGCGGCACTGGTGGTCTGTCGATGAAGATCAACAACGGCCAGTTGACGTTCCGTTGTATCCCGCTGCACGAGCTGGCGGTTGCCGAGGACTCGCTGGGCCGGGTCAGCCAGATCGCCCGGCGGTTCCAGATGGACCTGCTGAGTCTCAAGCGGCTGTACTGGGACAAGATTCCCGAGCATCGCAAACAGGAGCTGGAGCGCAAGAAGGATTCCGACCGGGTGGATGTCATGGAGATGTCGCGCTTGGAGGTCGATGAGCAGTGGCAGTACGTGCTGGTGCTCAAGGGCAGCCCCGAGATCGAGCTGGAGCGCGACGTGACGCCGGTCAGCCGGCTGGTCGTGACCCGCTGGTCCAAGGTGCCCGGCCACCCCTACGGCCGCGGCCCCGGCCTGCGTGCCCTGTCGGACGTGCGGGCGTTGAACAAATTGAAGGAACTGACCCTGCAAAACGCCGCGCTGGCGGTGTCCGGGGTCTACACGGTCGTGGCTGATGGGGTCATCAACCCTGCTACGCTGGACATCGTGCCCGGCGCGCGCATCCCGGTGGCGACCAACAGCCCCAACGACCCGTCCATCCTGCCGCTGCCCAGCTTCGCCGCCTTCGACGTGGCCAACTTCTCGATGGAGGACCTGCGCAACTCCATCAAGGGTGCGTTCATGGCCGACCAGTTCCAGTCGCTGGGGCGCACGCCGCTGTCTGCGACCGAGGTCGCCGAGCGCACGCGCGTGATCGCCTCGGACATGGGCGCCTCGCTGTCGCGTATGCAGACCGAGTTCCTGGTCCCGGTGCTCAAGTTCGTACTTCATTTCCTGCGCCAGCAAGGGCAAGCGCCGGACTTTGTGGACATCCAGGGCCAGTTCACCGACGTACAGTTTGTGTCCAGGCTGGCCCAGGCCCAGTGGACCGAGGACTTCAACAACCTCGTCGAGATTCTCGGCATCGCCGGCCAAATGGCGGAGGTGGACCCGCGCGCCGGACTCGTCATTGACGGGGAGGCGGCGATCCGCGAGATGGGCGAGCTGCGCGGACTGCCACAGAAACTGATGCGCACGACCGACCAGGTGACTGAAAACATGCAGGCCGCCCAGCAGGCGCAGCAGGAACAGAACGTGGTCGAGGAGGGCCTGACAGGATGACTTGGGAAGCCTTGAACAAACAACCGCCGGCCGATGATGAGCGTGATCGCAGGCTCCGGCAGGAGTTGACGACCATGCTGGACCGCAGCCCCGAGCTGCTGAGATTCCTGCTGACCACGGTGCGCAGCGGGACCTATATGTCGGGCCGCACGCTGGATCAAGTGGCCTACGGCGAGGGCCAGCGGTCGCTGGCGCGCACAATGTTGCAATACGGAGGCAAATTCCATGCCCAAGAAAACGAGCAAGAAAACGGCGAAGAAGGCTGAACCGAACACCGAGAAGGCGTTCTTCGATGCCGTCCACCCGCTCATGACCGGCGGTTTCGCCGAGCCCATGGCGTCTCAATACACCCGGCAGGCGTACCGCCGGTTCAAGGAAAACCTGGAGTAAGCAATGTCTGATGATCTTTTGGCCGAAGGCGCCGAAGCACCGGCGACCGACGATAACCAAGCAACCGAGGAGCAGGCCACCGAGGCCCCGGAAACCACCGAGACCGAGGTACAAGCCGGCCCCCCGCCGTCCGACACGCAGTACCCCGAGTGGGTGCCCAGCGAGTTCAAATCGCCCGAGAAACGCGGCGAGCTGTTCAACGCGCTGGGCCTGAAAGAGGGGCAGGTGCTGCCCAACGAGCGCCCGGAGTTCATCCCCGAGAAGTTTTGGGGCGACGACGGCCTTCAGCTCGACAAGATGGCGCAGTCCTACACCGAGCTGGAACGTCGTTTGAGTTCCGGCGACAAGGCGGCCCCCGAGGTGCCTGAGCAGTACGAGGTCCGGCTGCCTGAGGGCGTGGACCTGGGCGAGGACGCCGAGCCACTGTCCGAGGAGGACCAGGCACTGTTCAAAGAGCTGGGCCTGAACAACGAGGGCGCGCAGAAGCTCACCGAGCACTTCTGGAACTCCGTGATGCCGGTGCTGGCTGAGAAGCAGACCGAGCTGGAGACGCAGAAAGTCGCCAGCGAGTGGGGTCTCCAGCCCGACAGCGAAGAGTACAAGCAGCGACTCGGCCAGGTGCGCCACTGGGCGGAGTCCAACCTGCCCGAAGAAGTGACCAGCCACCTGCGCAAGTCCGCCAGCGGCGTGCAGGCCATGTGGTCGATGATGCAGAACAAGGTCGCCCCGGCGTCCAGCGACTCGGCCGTGGCCGGCAAGACCGACGCCGAGCTGCAGCAGATGATCCAGGACCCGAAATACTGGGACCCGGCGAACGAACATTTCCGCAACGAGGTGCAAAAGGAGTACCAGAAACGCTTTGGTACTTGACACCGGCTGTTATGTTGTAACATAATCGCGCAAAGCCCCCCGACTGGGACAAGGCTGGCAAAGCTGACGGGAGCCCCGACTGGGACAACTCCGGCAAACTGGTAAGAACTTTTTTGTTGGAGGATTGAACAATGAGTGCAACTGTCCCAACTAGCTTTATTCAGCAGTACGATGCTGAAGTCAAAGCTGCGTACCAACGCGAGGGCTCCCTGCTCCGCGGCTCCGTGCGTACTCGGACCCAGGTCGGGGCCGAGCGTATCTACTTCCCGAAGCTCGGCAAGGGCGCTGCGACCACCAAGGCTCGCCACGCTGATGTCGTGCCGATGGGGCTCGAACATGCCCGTGTGTTCGCCGACATGGCGGATTACTACGCGCCCGAGTACATCGACGACCTGGACCAGGCCAAGGTCAACTGGTCGATCCGTTCGGAATACGCCCGTTCAAGCGCCATGGCGCTGGGCCGGCAGACCGACCAGATCATCATCGACGCCCTGGCCACCACGTCCAACAGCACGGCAGACGCCACGCTGACGCTCGACACGGTGCTCAACGCTTCCGAGCGTTTGAACGACCGTGATGTCCCGATGGACATGCAGCGCCACGCCGTCATCAACCCGGCCACGCTGTCGGAGCTGCTGGCGATCACCGGCGCGACCTCCTCGGACTTTACCCAGCAGAAGCTCCTGACCACCGGCTCCGAGCCGGCATTCTGGATGGGCTTCAACTGGCGCGTCCACACGGGGCTGCCCGCCGGTGTCAAGGCTTACTTCTACCACACCCCCGCAGTCGGACACGGCATCAACTCTGATGTGCGCTCGGCCGTGGACTGGGTGCCGGAGAAGGTGGCCTGGCTGGTCAATTCGTGGATGTCCATGGGCGCTGTCATCATTGATGAAGATGGCGTCGAAGAACTCACCGCCTCGTAAGGAGCACTGACATGGCATTTGATCGCAAAGAACTGGCGCTGGTGGCTGTTTCGGGTGCGGGTGACAACGTAAGTCACGTGTACCTGTACGCCAACTCCGCCGGAGACACCGTAACGGCTGCGAATTTTTTCGACGACGCTGCTGACCAGATCAACACAGGAGACATCCTGTTTGTGACCGGCGGCACGCCTCGACTGACTTCGCTGACCAACACGACCGGCACCATCACGCTCACTGACCTTGACGTTACCGCTGCGTAACGCCCATGGCCACCGAGCTTGAGGTTGTCAACGAGGCCCTCATCAAGTTGGGGGCCTCCCCTATTGCGTCCCTCAACGACGCAGGCGCGGAGGCCACGACGGCCTCCGCGTTGTTTCGCACGACCGCGGACAAGCTGCTTGCTGAGACCCTGTGGTACTGGGCCCTGCGCAAGGAGCAACTGAGCCGCATCCAGCTTGAATCCGGCGAGTTCAACGAGTTCGAGAACCAGTTCAAGTATGTCTACCAGATGCCCACCGACCTGATTCGCTCGGTCGGGCTGGACTCTCACGAGCCATTCCGCCTGCTGCGCGACCGCATGTACACCAACGACAAAGCGCCGGTGCTGACCTACGTGTTCCAGGCCGAAGTCGATCGCTGGCCCGGGTATTTCCGTGAGTTGGTCGTGGATTCGCTGGCAGGCGCCTTCGCCACGAGCGTAACCGACAACTCCGACCGCGCCCAATTGTGGCTGGCCCAGGCCGACCGCGCCCGCGGCCGCGCCATGGCGATCGACGCCCAGCAGACCCCGCCTGAGGTGTTCAACCTGATGCGCATCTACCTGCGGAGGTCCACCAACCCGCTGGCAGCCGGATGAGCCGGTTCACCCAGCAAACGAGCTGGGCGCGTGGTGAGATCGAGCCGCGCCTGACGGGCCGACAGGACGCCGAGTTCTACCCGGCGGCATCGCGCCGGCTGGAGAATTTCCTGCCTGACAGCGTAGCCGGCATCGAGGTGCGTGCCGGGTTTCTCGCGTTCCGCGACGTAGCCGAGACCATCACGCTGGAGTCCGGCACGACTGCCACCCTGCAGCGCGACAAGCAGAACCTGATTTCCTACGTCTACCGCACTTCACAGGTGGTCATTCACGTCGGGGTCTACACCGCTGGCAGCGGGCTGAACTATATATCCGTACAGGCGTTGCGGATTTCCCTGGACAAGATCGACACCGACTCGCCGGTGGACTTCAGTGCGCAGACGGCGGCGGGCTCGCGCTGGATCAGTGAGCCAGTGGGCAGCGTGACCACCCGCGATATTTACGAGATCGGCTTCGCCACGGCGGGGCCGGCGGCGTTTGTCACGCATCGCCTGATCCCGCCATTGCGGGTGTTCCCCAACTCGTTGTCAAGCGCAAACCCGACGTTCAACGTGTCCGAGCCCCAGTTCTTCCAGGAGCTGTTCGGCTTCGTCACGCCGGAATCGGGTGGCACGCTGTGGACCGGCAGCGAGGAGTCGCTGTTCACCGAGCAGTTGTCCAACGGCGACACGATCAAGTTCCGCAACGAGCTGTTCACCGTGGCAAGCACGGGCACCGACAGTGAAACCGGCTATACGACATTCACGACCAACGAGACGTGGGACGGGCCGGCAATCACGGCCCGGGTGGACAAAAAAGACGACGACCCGTTCGGGGGGAACCCATCACTGGTGGCGTTTTTCCAGTCTCGCCTCGTGCTGGCGCGCACGGACGACAAGCCCACGGGCATCTGGATTTCACGCTCCAACGACCCGTTCACCATCGTGCCGTCGAGCGTGGACGAGGACAGCCCGATCAACCAGGAACTGTTTGCCGAAGGGGCCGATGAGTTCACCTGGATGACCGGCAGTGACCGGCTGTACCTGGGCTCCAACCTGGGCGAATACTCGCTGGGCAACCCGGACGAGAATCTTTCGCCGATCCAGATGCGGTTCTTCCGCATCGGCAACAACGGCGGGGCCAAGATCACGCCGGTCAACGCCGACAGCGCGATCACGTTCGTCAACCGCAGTCGGTCGCAGGTGCTGTCGGTGGTGTTCGATTTCGGCCGGCAGGGGTTCAACACCTCCAATCTGAGCCTGCTGGCCCAGCACCTGACCCGCGACGTGGTGGATATGGCCTACCGCCCGCCGGTGACCAACGACCGCACGCCGCGGCTGTTCATCCTGACCGACAAACTGAAGCTGCGGGCGTTCGCGCAAAGCCAGTCGGTGCAATTGGCCGCGTGGAACCGGATCACCTACAGCCCGGCGTTCAAGGTCCGGGCGATCTCGGCCACCTCGGAGTTCCTGTTCGCGCTCATCGAGCGGTCCAGCGGCAAGGTCAACCTGGCGGTGTTGCGCAATGAGTGACAA